TGGTAATAACGCCGGTATAACTTTCGCTATTGTTGGCACTGATTCAGATGGAGTAGCAAATGGTGAAACAATTACTGGACCAAACAATGCAACTGTCACTAGTGTAAATTTTTATCAAAAAATAGTGTCTATAACTTCAAGTGGTGCCGTAACCGGTAATGTTGAAGTAGGTAATGTTGGAACTGCTGTATTTACAGTTAACGTTGGTAGAACTAGATTAAAAGGTTTTACAGGAACTGGTGGCGATACTGCAGGTGACTTTATTTTTAGAAATGCATCAACAACTGGAACAGTTAAGTTTCAGCAAAGAATTTCAGGTGCTATTGAATCTGTTTCTTATTATATGCCTGAAGATGGTATTGTATTTAAAGATGGATTATACCTAGAGAGCGCTACTGACGTAGCAGACGGTATAAATATATTGTTCACAGGATAGGAGTCTAAATGGCAACTTCCGGTACTAATAATTTTGAAAGTACTTTTGTTTTAGACGAGGTATTTCAAGAGGCCTACGATCGTGTAGGTATTAAAGAAATTACAGGTTATCATTTAACTTCAGCTAGACGTTCTTTAAACATAATGTTGCAAGAATGGGCTAACCGAGGTTTACATCATTGGGAAATAGGTGATACCAGTATAGATTTAGTTGAAGGACAAGAAGAATATAAATTTTTTAGAAGCACTGCAGATGGCACAAGTGCTACAACTTTACCTACTAATGGTTTATACGGATTTGAAGATATTTTAGAAGCAACTTTTAGAACAGATAGAACTACTACTACTCAATCTGATTCTGCTATGAATAAAATTAATCGTTCTATTTATTCTGCGTTAGCTAACAAATTATCTAAAGGTACACCTAATCAATATTATGTACGTAAGTTTGCAGACTATGTTAGTGTAACTTTTTATCCAACCCCGGATGCAACTGCGGCGGCACAAAATGCCCATATATATTTTGTTAAAAGAATCCAAGATGCAGGAGCCTATACTAAGGAAGTAGACGTCCCTTACCAGTTTGTACCATGTATGGTATCAGGCTTAGCTTATTATTTATCACAAAAGTATAACCCACAATTAGTACAACAAACTAAGGCTTTATATGACGAAGAATTATTAAGAGCTTTAACTGAAGATGGTTCTTCAACTAGTACTTTTATAACACCGGCGATTAATTATTATGGCTAATTTTGCAAGAGGTAAAAACGCAAAAGCAATTTCTGATAGAAGTGGCATGGCTTTTCCATACAATGAAATGGTTAAAGAATGGAATGGTGCATTTGTACACTTTTCTGAATTTGAAGAAAAACACCCACAACTACAACCACGCGCTAGAATTAATGATCCACAAGGTTTAAAAAATGCTCGTCCAGCAAGAACAGAAAATCCGTCATTAAGATTGTTAGAGTTAAATCCATTTGAAACAAGAGTTGCTGGATCTGGAGACATAAATGTATTTGAACCAGGACACGACAGAACAACTGGCGACACGGTAAGATTTTATGGACCAGCTACAACTGGAACCGGAACTAATCCGCCAACTGATACAACAACTTTAGTTAGAAGCTATGGTTTACCATTAAGTTTTGATGGTGTTACCGGTGCTAACCTTGGTCGTGCTGCAGGCTACACTATTACTTTAGGTAGAAAAGATGCTAGCGGTAATATTAAAACTACGCCAGCAGATGAAGACACAAGAACAAATTTTTATCATTTTACAGTTGCAACAAACACTGCTACAACTGGAAGTATAAATGGTGGGGGCGATTTAATTTCATCGGGTCCCGTAACATTAGTAAGTTAGGATTATATGGCATTTACATTAACAACACTAAGAACTGCAATTAGAGATTATACTGAAGTAGATAGTAATGTACTAACTGACAGTATTCTTAATACCATTATTTTAAATGCTGAAGCTAGAATATTTAGAACCGTAGATGCTGATGCTAATAAGTTTTATGCAACTTCAGAAACGGTTATTGGAATTAGATATGTGACAGTGCCTACCGGCACGAGAATTATTAGGTCTATTCAAATCACTAATCCTACTACTTCTGATCAAGTATATTTGAAACAAGTAGATCAATCATTTTTAGCAGAATATGCTCCAGATTATGATAATGTTAGTGATAGAGGAATACCAAAATATTACGCACATTGGGACGAAGATAACTGGGTAGTGGCGCCAACGCCAGATGCAGCTTATTCTTTAACCATGGCTTATGTAAAACACCCAGAAACCATTACTACTAGTGAAGGTTCAAGTACTGATTTATCTACTTTTACCCCAGATTTATTATTATACGCATGTTTAGTTGAGACATTTAAATACTTGAAAGGTCCTGAAAATATGCTACAACTATATGAAGCTTCTTATGCAGAAGCGGTACAAACGTTTGCAGCCCAACAACAAGGGCGTAGACGCAGGGACGAATACAGAGATGGTGCAATACGTATCCCTATCCAATCACCATCACCATAAAAATTTTAAGGAGACAACAATATGGCAAATATTATACCTACAGCTTTTAAAACAAACCTTTTATCAGGCACACATGACTTTGCAAATGGCGGAAATAGTTTTAAATTAGCTTTGTATACCGCTAATCCGTACAGTGCTTCGTCTACAGTCTATCTTGCTGGAACCGGTAATGACGAAGTTAGTTCAACTAATACAAGTTATACTGCTGGTGGACAAACATTAGATAGTCAAGCGGTAGCAGCAACTAGTACAACAGCACACGTTGATTTTGCAGATGAAACTTTTTCATCAGTAACATTGACTGCGGCTTTTGCAGCTATTTATAATGACACTAATAGTGATAAACTTTGTTTGGTATTAGATTTTGGTGGAAATAAAACTGCAACTAACGGCGACTTCGTAGTGCAATTTCCAACACCTAATGCTACTGACGCTATTATTAGAATAGCATAAAGGATAAATAATGGCTTTAGTCTTAAACGACAGAGTAAGAGAAACTAGTACAACTACTAGCACAGGTGCAATGGCACTTGGTGGTGCAGTTGTTGGGTTTCAAACTTTTGCCGCAGGTGTTGGTAATTCCAATACTTGTTATTATGCTATTAGTTTACGAGGTGGTGCTGAATTTGAAACTGGTCTTGGTACCTTAGATGGTTCTTCAGCTAATTTAACTCGTACAACAGTATTCCAAAGTTCTAACAGTGATAATCCAGTTAGTTTTTCTGCAGGTACTAAAGATGTTTTTGTAACACTACCTGCTAGTAAAGCAGTATTTGAAGATGCTACAACTAACAATGTAACATTAGCTGCTGATTTATCAGTTGCTGACGATTTAACAGTATTAGGTGGTCTTATAGATTTTAAATCAAACAGTGGTTCACCTTCACAACTTAAATTTTATTGTGAGTCAAGTAATGCTCACGCACAAACATTAACGGCGCAAGTTCACTCTGTTGGAGCAACAAACACATTAACTTTACCAGCAGGTGGCAACTCAACATTAGTTTCTGAAACACAAACACAAACACTAACTAACAAAACATTAACTACTCCAGTATTAACCACACCTATTGCTAATGCCGGTATTCAATTAAAAAATGCTGCTACTAGTGCTGGGTTTTTAGAGTTTTTTGAAGATAGTGATAATGGTACTAATAAACTAACTTTAATTGGTCCCGCAGCTACAGCAGACGTAACACTAACACTACCGGCGGTAACAGACACATTAGCTGGTATAGCAGCAACACAAACACTAACTAACAAAACTTTAACTACTCCGGTGTTAACCACACCAATTGCTAATGCAGGTATTCAATTAAAAAACGGTACAACTTCAGCAGGTTTTTTAGAATTTTTTGAAGATAGTGACAATGGCACTAATAAAGTAACTTTAATTGGACCTGCTTCAACTGCGGACGTAACAGTAGTATTACCGGCTGCAGCAGATACATTAGTCGGTAAAGCAACAACAGACACATTAACTAATAAATCAATAGACTCTGATAACAACACAATCACTAATTTAGTTAACGCTGACATCAAAGCTAGTGCGGCAATTGCCTTTAGTAAAATGGCAAATTTAACTGCATCAAGAGCCCTAGTTTCTGACGGCAGTGGTGACGTTTCGGTAAGTGCTGTAACTAGCACCGAAGTTGGATATTTAGATGGTGTAACATCAGCAATACAGACACAAATAGACACTAAAACAACAGCAGGATTTGCAGTTGCGATGGCGATCGCACTGTGATATAAGGAGATATTATGGCACAAGATTTTGAATCAACCGGTATAGTAATTACCAACTCTGAGACTAACCTATTAACGGCTAACTCAGATGATGCTATTGTCGGACTTAGACTAGCAAACGTTTTAACAACTGCAGTTACGATTGATGTTTACATTGATCTTAATGGTGCGGGTACAGACTTTTATCTTATAAAAGGTGCATCTATTCCACCTGCAGGCAGTATTGAATTAATCCAAGGCGGTTCTAAAATAGTTTTAAACAATGGCGATGTTGTTCGTGCTCTTTGTGGCACAGCTAACGGCGTACATGCTTGGATCAGTAGGGTTGATGCAATAAGCACATAGGAGGATATATGGCTGAACAAAATAATCTTTTATACATCGGTCAAGATCCTGCTAAGGATGGTTTCTTTACCCACCAACAAACAATCGATGGTAATCATATAATTGAATCTGCAGTTCTTGCAGGTCCGGTAACCTTTCCTAATACAATAACTGTTAACGGAGTATTGGTGGTAATCTAATGGCTGGTGTACAAATAGACGGTGTAAATAATAAGATTGATTTTGATGACGATTTAGATACATCCATATCGGCTAATGTTGATGATACATTACAAGTAGAAGTTGGGGGAGCAAGCGTAGCTACTCTGACTGCTAGCACAATTGTTTTTAACGAAGCATCTGCGGATATAGACTTCCGAGTAGAATCTAATGGTAATGCTAATATGCTATTTGTTGATGGTGGTAATGATAGAATTGCTATTGGAACTACTAATGTTTCTAGTGGAGCTCCTTTGTCTATATCTTCAGGTTTTGCAAAAACAGATACAACTTCAAGATCTGTATTTAGCATACAAAGTAATGACGCTTCAGCACAAGCTCAATTGAAAGTTATGAATATTGGTGGTGCAAGTGCCGCTGATAGAAAATGGCAATTTCAAACAAGTGAAAACGGTGTGGCTAATGCTGGTCAGTTAGAATTTCAAGTAGATGGTGGTTCAGTACAAATGGGTACTACAGGTGGTGGTCATTTCTTTCTTAATTCTGCTGCTACAGTTTTTAATGAAGGGTCTACAGATACCGATTTCCGAGTAGAATCTAATGGTAATGCTAATATGATCTTT